TGCTGATCTCATAATCAAGCCCCACCACCGCATCAGCCTGAAGTGCCCGCGCCCGTTCCTTCAACTCGTCGGTTGCCTGAATCCGTGCTTCCTTCAACGCCCGTTTAATGATCACCACCACAACCCACACCATCGAAGGCACTGCTCAGCACCCAAACGGCTCCAGATCCGCTAGCTGCCGTCTTCAAAACACACGGTGCGATGGGGGTGGCGAGCCGACCATCCAGCCTAGTTTTACGGGGTCGCTGACTATGGCATCGGGGAAAGTCTTGGTCGTAGATGCGGCGGCGAATAAGGAGACGGTACTCATCAACACAGCGGTGAGGGAAATAGCTATGCGGCGGGAAGCGGCGCGAGGGTGGGACATAGTGTCGATTCCATTCGAGGGCTTGGGCAGTCCAACAGGTTAAAGCAGCTTGACCAGCACAGTTGTGACAGTGGCCACCGTGCCAATCAACCCAGTCGCCACAGCCACCGGATACCAAAAAGTTTCACGGGTCATCTTCCCGGCCTCGGCATTCAGCTTGCGCTGCTCAGCCATCAGCTTGACGATCTCCACATGAACCTTTTCCAGTTCTGCCTGTTCCATGGTGAGTTCCTGCATTACGTGCGTTCGTCCTTCCAGATAATGGGCCGCGTCATTGCCTTGCCCGTTGATCCATTGTGCCCCCTAAAGGCGCAAAGCGAATACCCCTCACGAAACGGCTCGTGCCAGTTGCTGAACCCCATGAAAGCCCCCAACTATCTGGCTTTCCAGCATTACGTCCCACATGCCTATCACTCGTCCTACATGAATTTCGGAAGTGCCTTCGCCGATGAGCTTGGATCAATAACATTGCCTTCCAAAAAATCCAGACGCCAGAAACCACAAAACCCCTGACTTCTTTCGAAATCAGGGGTTTTGGTTACATCGAATTTGGCGGTGAAGGAGAGATTCGAAACTACCCGTGAGCGACTTTCGGAACCTTACGCCCAGGTTTTACAAGGGTTGCAGCCTGGCAGCACGCGCAGGATCTGTCCCAGCGTGGTCCCAGAGGTTAAACGCACCAGGTTGCAGAATACGACCGCGACAGGCATTTTCCGCGTTTTATGTTGAGCCATGGGAAAAAGGTAATTTTGGTAATGAGCTATCAAAACTCAAATAAAAGCCAATAAAATCAGATAGTAGATATGTTTTTATAGAGGTAATAATAAGGTAATTGAATGGTTATAAAATTACTTTCAGCACCAGTAATGCCCATCTACTATCAAACCCAGTAAAATAAGGGCGTGAATAAAATATTACCCTTCCGCTTACCTTAAATTACCCTCTGAGGTAATGGGTGAAAGCCAAGATTTATAAGGGCTCCAGCCCGTTCTGATCCCCCGCTTACTAAAATTACCCTTTTCCCATCCCGCGTCTGAAAAATATCCATGCGCCATCAGTTTTGGCGTTTTTTAACAGCGTCTGAATTTGTGCTAAATGTCAGCCAATTCGTGGTGATGTCGTGCAATACCGCAAAACGCCGGAAAGCCTCGCGGAGCGGACGTCACAGCTGTTTTGCTATTGCGTTAGGCGGCCAATGATTCACACCTGGTGTGAACCGTTCCGAAAACGAAAACGTCGTCTGCAGCTGGTTTTCGCAACCGTACCCCCCTGTAAACCGGGCGCCTCACTTCGCGGGTCAAATTGCGCCGGCCCCATTCCGCTGTGCAAGGCCGCTGCACTTTTTTGCAAAACCTTGCACTCCGTGCAATTGCAAAACAGCCCACAGCCCCCGCAGCGGGCCTGGGCGAAACCATCATTTGCACCCCCACCCGCCTTTGCACAAAAAAGGGACGTAAAGCCCGTCGGCGGGAGGGGGATAAGTGCTTTTTTAATCGATTTTTTTATGCGGCAAGATTTTTCTCATAGATGACATCCTAGACGCAGCGGCTCTTGTCTGGTTGCATGCAAAGAAGCTAATGAGGGATGTCATGTACGTATACAGCGACGAGGCAAAAAGCCTCACGGAAGAAATGCGCCAAGGGTTAGATTCGGCTTTGCGCCAGATCTCTGACAAGCTGCTTGGTTTCCTGGACGACACTGACTGGGCGATGGTGATCAAACTTCACGCCGCGATAGAGGCAACGGTTACTCAGGTGATCCTGGCGCATACCAATCAGGACGTGCTCCGCTCGGTGATTGAACGCTTACCTCTTTCTGATAATCAGACTGGAAAAGGACGGATTGCGCTCGAACTGGGATTGATCACAAGTAGCCAATTTTCCTTCCTGCGGAAATTTTCGGAACTACGTAACAACCTTGTCCATCGACTCGAGAATATAGACTTTGATTTGAAGAAGCACTTCGAGGTAATGGACAAAGAACAACGCAAGGCTTGGAAAAAATCGATTGCTTGGCAGGAGGCCGAAGTAAAACAACAAGTGCTGGCCGATACGCTGGATCAGAATCCAAAACTTGCGATTTTCCTATCCGTGTTCACCATAATTATGCTGATGACTGTTGCTGAGCAGGAGTCCCTTGTGCGACGGAAGCTAGAGTTCTTATCCGAGAACACTATGCGTCAGCTGATAGGAGATAGCTCAGAGAATGACCGCCCCCAATAGTCCGGCTAGAGCTTTAGCCCGAAAAAGCCCGCAATCGCGGGCTTCTCCATTTCATTCCATCACTCGTTAGAGTTGCCTATCGCTTAATTCAGAAGCGTTTAGCTATTGTGGCTACCTGCCTCGCATCCGTTGCTTTTTTTGTTTCATCACCATCTCGCCAGTAAACCTCTCCATCAAAATAGGAAATGTCATTTTGAGGCTTGATCGTGAGAATGATGACTCCCAGACCGAAGTAGGAATTAAAGTCGATACTTGAAAGTACGGACATTTTCAATGGATCCGACAACTCAGAGTCACTAATAGCTCGCTTCCATCGGGCGTAATAGTCTTCCACAGAAATCCCTAATTGTTTGGCCTCCCTACAAACCCCAACAACATATCGCCGTCCTACCTTGGTCGCTATCACCCCGTCAACCTGCGAAACTCTCTCTGCATCTGCTACCTTATCGGTAACACCTATTACAATTTTCCCCATCTGATTAGGGCCGTTATTAGCTATAGCACAGATGGTTTTAATTACCTTCGCTATTAAATTTTCATCTATGTGACGATCGGCGGCTAAAGAGAGCATGCCCTGTTTCAGCTCATAAGTTGAAAGCTCAATCTCCGAACGCTTAATTAATGCGTCGATATCGGCAGTCGCATGATTCCCATAGACTGGCTCCAAATTATCCGCTTCAATTAAAAATGGAGCTATTAACGTTTTGATCGTATTAACACTTATTCTTCGCTCCTCTGGTGAGGTCGACTTTTTGTTGGTGACAATTCGCTCATTTAAATCAGTTATTGCCTTGCGAACACCAGCATAGTCTGTGATTTTTTTCTTTTCCTTAACGACCAGCTCATGCACGGCTATCATGATTACAGCAAAAAAAGAAGGGAACGCATTTGTAGTTTTGGTTTTAAATACAATATTTCTCAGTTTGGCAGCAGGCGCCACATGACATACTTTAAGTATTTCATCTACGCAGTATTTGAACTCCTTAGAGAAGCGTTCCGCCCCATAAACTTCAACTGCATTCATGACCTGATTGCTTTCGGGGGTGTCGAAGTTGTAAATCTTATCCAATGCGTCTTTCGATCGTTCGATCAGCTCAGGGCTCACTACACACGCAGCGATGTCAGCAATACACTGTTCATCCATACTGTCGCGTAAATCAGTAGACTTTAAAATTCCCTGACTAACCCAGAACACTTCATCAGCCTGAATTTCATAGCCATGTTTTGTTTTCGGGAGATCGATGCTTATGGATGGCATTGCGCGCAAAACAAGCGTGTCGGAGGACTCGTCCCCCCTTAAAGTGCAAGCGATAAGGCGAACCATATTCGAAAATTCGTTCTGAACACCTGCCTGCCTTCTTTCTTGATCGCTTAAGCGATGCCCGTAAGTATTAATCCTGTCGAATACGTCATTCACCTCGGCATCCGTAGCTTGTCGCATTACCGAAAGAGCTAAGGGATAATCAAGCAAAGTACTGATTTCTTTTTGAGAGATGTATTCATCCGACACTTCCGTGACAAATGCCCCAGCTTGGGCATATGCTTGAGCCGTCGGAAAGTACTTCAAGTCAAACAGCTCATTATCTAGCGTAGGAAAAGCAGTTTCTATAAATGACACGATCGCATGCAAACGCTGCAAGCCGTCAATTATCTCGTAAGTACCTGGCTCCTCTTCTCTTTCTGCGATCAAAATCGCTGGTATTGGATACTTCTTCAGTATCGACTCAACTAATTTCTGCTTTTCCTCTAGCGTCCACACCAACTTACGCTGATACCGTCTATTCACATAAAGCTTATCTTCGCGATACCAAGTATAAACAGATTGAATTGGAGTTTGTTGCGACGCTAACTCTGCCATTTCGTCCATGCCCTTATGAGAAAATCTTAAACCACCATCGATTACGGGAAGCATAGTAAAAAAGCGTTCCCCAGCCAACCCCTATTCCCAGGCACTTACCAAAACAAGAGCAAACGGCTGTTTCTTATAGCTTTTAGTCAAAAAATCTCACAAAGGCGGTATTTAGAGTGTTATCGACTTGAGTTCATCCGCATTTTTTTTAACAAGCCCAGCGTCAAGCGTAAATTTTGCACTGTTATTAGGAGGCGGGCTCGAGGCATGAACATGTCCCGCTATTTCAATATTCATCTGCTCCACCAAGTCGAGCAAATCACACAGCACCTGCAACACATTCACCCCGCCCGATCCGATCCAAGTCTTTGGCGCCTCAAACCGTTGACTAACCTTGGCCACACTTTGGCGCAGCCCCTGAATCTTCTCCTGCATGTCGCCACCCACCGTGGCATTGTGCTTCTGCCCCACGACCAGGTTCAGATCCCGCCCGGTTGCCTGGTGAAGGTCGTCCACCGCTGCCAGGCTCGCTGATCCACCCGACAACAGCTTGAGCGCACCCAAAGCTTCGATCGTCTTTACGCCTCCCACGGACTCGGTCGAATGGTCGTCAATCGTCTGCGTGTGATTCTGGAACTGCTCCCGGTTCTCCAGGGCTTCCACTTCGCGCTCGATCGCCTTGTCCTGAATCTTGCCATCGGTCTGGCGCATCCAGTTGCCGTCGGCGTCCACCCGCTGCTGCGCGGCTTCGCTGTGCTGCCATACCTGATCACCCTTCGGCACTTTGGGCATGCTCAGCCCGTGGGGCAGAATCGTCTGGATGTAGGGTTTGTTCGGCAGGCCATAAGCGAAGCACACCACGACTTGGGTACCCTCCTCCGGAAAGGCATACATGCCCATCTCCTCGCCACCGGTGGGCAGTGGCAACGGCACGCCGGCGAGCTGGGGCAGTTGCGGATCGGGCTCACCGTCTGGACCCAAGACCTCGATGTCGACCGCATAGCGCGGACGGAAGTCGTCACAAATCCCGGCGCCGGCCGGTGCATCGGCCACGGCGACAACCCGGGCAAAGCGTGGCAGGTGGTAACCACCTGTGAGTTCGGGGAATTGGCGCTCTACAGCGCGGCGGATTGCGTCTTCCATCGGATGGCCATCTGGTCATTGGCAAGGGCCACACTGGTGATGCGCTCGCCATTGTTGATCGTTGCACCTGGTCGCAACCCGGGAAGGGCCGCGACCATCGCGCTTTGGTTGCCCTGGTAGCCGTCGAACAGCTCCGTGGGGATTTGTAGCGGCGACCGTGCGCCGAAAAAACTGTCGGCCCAACTGCCGGCAAACACTTCGCCGTCGCCCAGCTGGTGCCAGGTGAAGTCGGGAATGTTGAACACACGGGCCAGACTGTCCATCGCCTGATAACCGGCCGCCAGGCTGTAGAAGAATGGCGCCTTGACGCTCGCGTAGGGCCGATCGGGCACGCGAAAGCGCAGGCCGGTCTGCTCGCTCACCTCAGCCAGCACGGCGCGCAAATCGACGTGACGCAGGTTCAGCGGCAGCGGGTTGGCCAGGACGGCGGCCAGCTCGCGACAGAACAGCACCTTCTCGACGGCGTTGGCGGCAGTGCAGCGCTCGATGTAGCCAATGAAGTGCCGTTGCAACGTGCCTTCGTTGTAGCCGATATCCAGCGTCACCAGGCCTTTTACCGGCACCGCGGATTGGATGGTGAACGTCGCCCGCCCGGGGCTGGTGGCGTCCAGCCGAACATCCTCTTTCACCAGGGCGATCGGCGCGCCATTGATGGCCAGAATCTTGTGCAGCTTCATGTCGGCTCACTCTCGCCCAGCCACTTGTCCACGCGGCCCAGCACCTTTTCAAAACCGCTCAGCGCCGGGTTGTCGCTGGTCGCGTCCGCCCCGCTGCCGCCGCCAACCGCGCTGCCCGGGGCGCCTTGCGCGTTGACCTTGTTGCCGGCGCGTCGGCCTTCGACCTTTTCCGGGTTCGACTCGCGTTCACTCAGCGTGAACTGGACCAGCCAGGCGCGTAGGGAATCGTCCTCGCGGGCGCTGATGCCGTCGGAAAACTCGACCTGACGCACGCCGAAGACCTCGGCGGAGTCGTTGACCACGCGATACAGGTGCAACTGGCCGCCGCCGGCAGTGGCTTCGGCCAGGCGCATCAGATCGACCAGCTGGGACTTATCCACAAAGGGAATCATCAACGAGACGGTCAGCGTCTTGGGCTTGAAGCCTTTGTGGGCCTTGTCGGTGTTGCTGGTTTGGCCGGACATGTCGCCGCTTTCAATCCGCAGATTGGCGGTGACCTTGAGGTTCTTGCCCTGGACCTTGTGGCCGTCGAGTAGCAGCGTCATAGGCCGACCAGCTCCTGTACAAAACTCAGCCCTTCTTTCGAGCCGACCAGCATTAGGCCGGCGCACAGCACCCATTCGTGCCCCGGGGCGTCGCCGGCCAACAGCTCGCGCCGCAACTCGCTGGTGTTGCCTGGACCGATCAGGCGCGCCCGCATGCTGACCTCAGGGTTTCCCCCAGCCAGCAGCGCTTTCAGGTCAGCCAACTGCTGATCCCGTCCCTGCTGCTGGGCAACTTTGCGGGTTGCCAAAGCAGCCAGATCACCCAACGGCGAACTGTCGGCCGCGTAGCTCTCCAGCACCGCCAGTTGGCCGGCCATGGACTGCTTGGCGGCCTTGACCACCGTGCAGCGCTCCAGGGGCAATGCTTGCCAGCGTGGCAATGGACCGGCGCCGGGGATCTCCCATTTTTCGGTTTCCAGCTTCACCAGGTGCTGGGCGCGGCGTTCCGTGCGCACCAGGTCAGGGATCGGCAGCAAGGCGTTGAACCGTGACAGGCTGCTGGCCAGCTGTTCCAGACGCGTGCCCAGGAACAGAATCGACAGCGCGTATTGCGGCCCGGCCGGGCGTCCGGTGTCGCTGACGTCGTCCAGTTTCTTCGCCAGGTGTTCCAGCAGATTGGGCGCTGACAGAAAACGCTGATAGCCCTTCCCCTGGCCGATGCCGCTTTGAAACGGCGTCACCACCAGGCACGCCGGTGCCTGGCCCAACTGCCCGGCCAGGGCCGCACGGCCGGCAGTGATCGCGCCTTTGGCCGCATCACCGACCGGCCCCGGGTTGGTGCTGGCCAGCCCCTCGAGGCCGGCCAGGCGCTGGGCCGTGCTGGCCAGTTCCCCACCGGCCAGATCTTTGGCGGCCGACAGGCCCCCCATCCATTGGGTGGCCTGTTCTGGCCAGCGCATGGTCACCGGCGCCCAGGTCATGCTGGCGGCGTCCAGGTGATGGCTTTCATGGCCTTCAGATCCTTGTCATCCAGGGCTTTGGCCAAGGCCTGTCTGAGGCTGTCGGCGTGCTGCATGGCAGCCTGTTTGAAGCGCACCAGATCCTGGCTGACCTTCTGTAGCTGGGCGATGGTATGCGCTCGAAAGGCCTTCACCTGGTCAACGTCATAGCAGGGGTAAACGTCATCCATACCCAGCAGTATTTGGCCGTTTAAATCCACTTGGTCGTCTATCGTGCTGCTGTAACGGTGCAATTCGCCCAGGGCATTCGAATTGAAGCCGCCGGCGACGTACTGGCTGTACGCGGCACCGACCGCCTGCTGTTTGTTGTCATACAGCGCAACCAGCACGGCGTCGATATCGTCGACCCATCCGCCATCCTTCCAGATCTGGTTCGGCCCGGGCTTTTTCAGGGTGAAGCCGGCCGGAAGCGATTCAAACCCTTCAAGGGTTCGCGGCTCGCCGGTGTCGATGCTGTAGACGACCACACCGCCGAAGTAGTCCACCAGCTGCCAGGCCTGGCCATTCCACCAGGCGACTTTATGGTCAGGGATCGTCGGCGGCGGGGTTTCCACACAGCCACCGGGAATCAGGTACACACCCGGCTCCAGGGGCGATTCGTCAGCCTCGACCGCGCCAATGAAAATGCCCAGGTGGTCCGTCTGATAGACGAGTTTGTCAGTCATGATCGATCTCAATACTTGATGCAGAAAAGAAGGGCCAAGTTCTTCGGACGGGTTTCGGTACCGCCGGCAGCGGCGACCGTCAGGGCGTGGGTGTGGTTGCCTGCACCGCCGATACCGACGGTGTGCCCGTGGACGCCGGCGGCGCCAATGCCAACGTTGTGCGCATGATTACCGGCTTCGCCAATACCGACGTTGTGGCTGTGGGAACCGCCCCAGTCCGTGGGCGCAGCCATACCGTTGGCACCGTTGGCTGTGGTGATGTTGGGGCTGCCGCCACCCACGCTGCTGTTCGCCGCCCGGAAAATGCCGTGCTGGTGACTACCTTGCGCGTCTGTCCAAGCACTGTGTGCGTGGTTGCCTTGGGCATCAGTCCATGCTGTGTGGGAGTGATTGCCCTGGGCATCAGTCCATGCACCGTGTACGTGGTCACCGACCGCTGCTGCCGTGGCGGTGTGCGCGTGGGATTGCATCAGCATGTCCTGGAAGGTACCGAACACCCGCCCCGGGTCAATGCCACGTCCGTCGTCCCAAGCCCGAGGAAAGAGCCCTCGCGCATCCGGAACGTTGAAGGTCGTAACACCATCCCCCGCACCGAACACCGTACCGATGCGCGCAAAGAGACTCGCAAACGTGGTGCGCGAGACCACCGCGCCGTTGCACTTCAGCCAGCCGGCAGGGGCCGTCGGCATGGCAAACCCCGACACCATGCCGGTCATCGAGTCACCGACCTGCTGTTGCAGTCTGTTCAACGCAGCGGTGGTGGCCAGAATATCGCTGCTGTTGGTCGCCGGATCGTCGCTCTTAGCGTTGGGCAAGTTACCCAGATCCACGTCTTCTTTCGTCGTCCCCCGGGCGCGCAGCTGCTCATAGTCACCGTTGCGCGCGGCCAGGTACTGGATCAATGCACCCGGAATAGGCTCAGCTGTCCGCAGATCGGTGAAGGTGGTCGACGAGATAAAGTCGGCGATCGGCACGCAGTAGTGACGGGCCCCGGCTGCGTCGGTGTAATCCGCTTGCTCGCCGTAGACCACTTTCCAACTGGCCACCAGGTCGTTGAGCTGGCGTTCCAGGCACACATCCAGCCAGACTTTGCCCACGGGGATAACGCCGGTGACCGGGAAGGGTTCGCCCAGAGCCACACGAATGCCTTCGATGTAGGCCGTTCCCGACCGCAGTTGAAAGCCGGTCGCGGTCTTTTCAAAGGTCAGTGAACCACCGAAAAAACAGGCGCGGCCGTACAGGTTGCGATTGCTTTGACGCTCGCGCTCATCGATCCCGGCCAGCCGCACAGTAAAGTCATGCTGCCAGGTGCTGGCATCGATGGTGATGCCGGTCAACTCCAGGGCGCCATCGAAGGCCACCAGAAAGTTTCGGGTGACGTTGTTGCCGATCTGAAGCGGCGGAATGTTCTTGCGCTTCTGCTGCAACGGGACCGAAGACACCGCGAACAGCACGCCCTCTTCGTCCTCGAGGCCGACCCAGTTGAAATCCCAGTCACCAATGTCCGATCCCAACTGGGCGCTGTACACCACCTGGTTGGGATTCACGTAGCCGGTGTTTTGTGCAGGGATGGTGTAGACGTGGACGATCTGCCCCGCTGGTGGTTTGCCGGCAGCGCGATCGATCGGCGCCACAGGGTCCAGCCCGGGCACGTTGGCAAAAATGAATTTGCTGATGATCAGCGGTTTTTTCTGGCTTTGCTTCAGGGCAATCTGGCTTTCGCCGGCCAAGGTGATGTTGGCGCTCACGGTGCGCTCCTACAGGCTGGCAACCAGCGTTTGCTGGTCGTCGTTAAAGTCGATCAAGGCGATTTGCAGCGCCACGGGGGTGATGGTCACGAAGTCGTAACGCCGGCAGGTCCGGCCGTATTGCTGGATCAACACGCGCAGCAACTCCGGGTTCAGTGACAGTTGGGTGTTGCTGAATTTGAGCAGGACCACGTCCCAATCCCGATCGGGCTGGCGTTCCTCGATCTCGACGTAACCCACGCCCAGGCGCTCGAAAATGCGCTTCATGCCGGCGGTGCTACCGGCGTCTACGGAGTTGATGAAGGCGTATTTCACCCGCAGCCGGAACAAGGCCTCAGGTTCGCCGTTGAAGCGCGTGACGTCGCGTTGCCAAGCCCACAATTCCAGAATGGTCAGATGGCAGGTGTCTGGATCGATTTGCAGGTATGGCCAGTTCAGCCAGCCGGTGACGGTTTCCCACCAGGCTTGCGCGGCGGCGATCAGCTTTGACAGTTCGGTGCCGGCGAGCCAGAACGGCAACTTGATTTTGATCATCGAGCCGTCACCTTCAATACCTGGATTCGGGGGATGTCCAAGCCGGAAAGGATGTCGGGTGTGGCGAATCGCATCGAGCTGATATCGGGAAACTGGCGGTGCAGTTCCTCAGTCAGACGACTGAAGCTGAATCGCGACTGGGGATAAGTGAGCGTCGGCTTGTAGTCCCGAACGGTGCTTTCGCGAAACGCGGCACGGATAAACAGTTCCACCTCGGCTTGTAGCTTGGCCAAGTTCTCAGCGCCCAGATTGGGCCGTGGCCATAGGTCCAGCTCGATGGTGTACTGGATATCCGGAATCACCATGGCCAGCAGGTCATCGCCGTGCCCATGGTTGCCCTGGTCGCGGATGTGCGCGTTGATTTGTTCCAGGTAACTGTCCGCCGGCACACCCGCATCAAACAGCACATAGGCGTTCGCACTGCCGGGGCCCCGGGGCGCGCCATGTTCGAAATACACGCCATCGGGGCGCACGCCCGGGAACGCGGAAATCATGGCGCGATACACTGTGTCTGTGTGTCACTGGTTGACCGCCGAGAACTGGTTGCGCACACGCAGGCGCAGCTGGTCGTTCGGTTCCGGATCCGCACCCGGTGATTCCAGCCAGCCGTCCACATTGGCCACCTGGAC